TTGAGTTCTTCCTTCTTCATTTCTTTAACCTCTTCGATGTTGTACCCGTTAACTTCCAACCATAACTTAAAATTATGATGAAATACTGGATATTCTTGCCACGACACACCTTCTTCATCAACGAAATCCACTCTAGTATCTTTTTCTTGTGGATTAATCTTCCTACGCCTCATATAAAACACAAGAAACGCTGGTTCAATCCCTGATGTTGTTTGTGTCATGATACTAGATGTACCTGTTGGTGCGATTGTTAATAATGCGATATTCCTACGTCCATAAATGACCATTTGATTATATAAACTAGGGTCTTCTTCTTTAATACGTTGAATAAAAGGATTATTTGCCTCATTTTTTACGTCGAATATAGGAAACGATCCTCGTTCACGAGCCATTATAACACTTGAACGATATGCATTTAACTTTAAATACTTGTGAACTTTCTCACTAAACTCAGTTGCATCTTCAGTTCCATATATTAAACCAAGTGCTGCCAACATATCACCTTTGCCAGTGACCCCCAAACCCGTCCTACGTCCTCTAATGGTTTTATCCTTTATCCTTCCCCATAATTCACGTTCAACTCGTTTGATTACCTCATCTTCAGGATCAGATTCAATTTTATTAATAATTGTATCAATTTTTTCAATTTCCAAATCAACAATATCATCCATATATCGTTGGGCGATCTGAACATCTTTTTCAAATAGGCCCCAATCGAAATAAGCATTATGATAAAATGGATTTCTCACATACCCAAATAAATTAAGTGATAATAATCGGCAACTATCATCAGGACAGAGGGGCAGCTCTCCACATGGATTCGTTGAGGTTGTCTTAAACCCTTGATCCTCATAACAATCGGGGACACTTTCTCTAATTATCGTATCCCAAAAAAGAATTCCAGGTTCCGCAGACTTCCACGCATTATAGATGATTTTTTTCCATAATTTATTAGCATCGATCTCTTGAACAAATATTGGGTTATCACTATCAATAGGAAATTGTTGAGTATACATTTTCCCTTCCATCGCACATCTCATAAACTCATCATCCAATTTAACAGAAATATTTGCCCCTGTTACTGCCCCCGAAACCAATTTAGCATCAATGAATTTTTCTGATTCAGGATGTTTAATTGAAATACTCTCCATTAAAGCTCCCCGCCGCCCACCTTGGGCAACTTCTTTTGTACTACGAGAAAATCTCTCCATAAATGGTACGACACCTGTACTGGTAATTGCGCTATTTTTCACAGGACTGCCAGCTGGTCTTATAAATGATAAATCCGTTCCGACACCTCCCCTGCGTTTTTCCAACTGTACTAACTCTTGATCGAGTTTCATGATTCCACCATAACTGTCACTATCACCCTCATTACCAATGACATAACAATTAGATAATGAAACCACCTGAAAATTGTTACCAATCCCCGACATAGGTGATCCTTGCGGGACAATTCTTTTAAAGTTCTTAATGGAATCAAAAATATCTGATTCACTTATTGGGTTTGGGTATTTTTTTTCAATCCTTGCCAATTCTTTAGCAAGCCTTCGATGCATATCGTCCGGGGTTAACTCATAATAATTCTTATCGTCCTTCAGACAATATTTTCTTATCCACACATCTGCGGAGAGTTCATCGCCATTAAAATATTCTAAAGTTGCCTTTAATACTTCATTCTTAGTATAAGTTTTTTGTAATGTTTCCAACATCGGTTATTAATTTATTTAGTTCATTATTATTCATCAACGGGAACCAGAGCCAGTTTTCTTGCCCGATAAACTTCTGCTGCCCGTTGTTGCGGTGTCATTGATATCTCCTCATCTCCGATATCAACATCTTTAATCTCTTTCTCATGATGTTCAACTTCTGGATGAATATCAGAATTATCATTCATTGTGACTCGTTCAACCTCTCTTTTTCGTGCGATAAACGTCTGGTAAACATCAATCCGATGTTGTTCTTGTTGTTCGGCCCTTTCTTCTTTATGTCCTAGAAGTGTATTCTGAGTATCGGTATTTATCACCAGAAGCTCATTATTAAATAGACAATTTTGGAAAACTATTCCGTCTTTTCCTATACGAGATTTGAGTAATGTAACGGTAGCAAGATCATTCTCTTTTTGTTCAAGAGTTTTACCTATTGATATCACAACATGACCAATTTGAGCTTTCTTAATTGACCCACCCATTTGATTTGTGGTAACTACTTCGGTTACAATACTATCACGATTTCCCTGGGTCGCTGTCCATATGGCGATGTTGAATTCATCAGTCATCCCCTCTAAACTTCTCATAATTGCACCCTCCCCTTTCCATTCTTCTCCCGTCATGGTAGATTCCCCGGAAATACAATCAATATAATCAAGAACTAATAGATCAATTTTATTTCCTTCAGATGCAAGTTTTCTAATTTTATTTTTAATCTCACTAATTGAAAGATCCCCGGATGGGTATTTAGCAAGTTTAAGGAAATTCTTATTTTTCCCTACTTTTTCCTGAACAAAATCATTAATATGCTTTTTCTGCTTAGGTAGTTCATCGGGAGCCACACCCGTCCATATGGTATAATGTTTTTTACGAATATCATGCATATTATCCTCGAAAAAAATATGTAAAACATTTGCCCCTGCAACATACGCAGCATTTGCCATCATTGTCAGCCAAGTTGTATTATGAGTAAGGACAAAATCTCTAGTTACATATAATTCATCACTATTCGATACTTTAATACAAACAGAATCTTCATTATGTGAATACGTAATAGATCTTATATACTTTTGTTCAAGATATTTAAATCTTTTATGATATCTAATAGTTTTTCTTGATAATTTAAACGGTACTATATCATTCGCAAATGACATTATTAATGTATACGCTTTTTGTCCTAATTTCTTTTCACCTTTATATGTAAATAATGGGAATTTTGAGGATACTCTTACCGTACCTCCCAATGATAAAACTAACTCACGAACATCTTTTGATAATTGTTCAGATACCGTCGTATATTGTACAATTCCTTTTTTACTTACATATCCATCGGTATCCATCAATCCTTGTAATAATGATATTCTATTTTCTAATGAATTATAAAGATAATCTTTTGGAATAAATTTATTATTTGATTTTTTATCTAATAATTTATAAGATTTTAATATAAGTTTAATACTTGCTTTAAAATATATAACATTTATAGTTTGATTTTTACCTTTCTCATATTCTCTATATGATGTGTGATTCTCAAGTAATTCTATATTTTCAAAAATCTCATCATCTTTTGTTGAAATTCTCACACCATCTTTTCTCAAAGATCCATCTCCCAATAATAAACCTAAAAGATATGGGTCAATCAACACATCTTTATTTTCGAATTCAACTGGTGAAACTATTGGTAATCTATAATTATATCTCCCCCTTTTTTTAATATCCTTCAACATATCAGAGGTTTTAACAACCTTATATCCAAAATTAGGTTTATGAATTGACTTTCCTTTTATTCGTGTTTTGGCCGTCCTCATATTAAGAGTATTTACACACCAAAGATGTTCTTCATCACAATTAACAAAAGTATTATCGGTAAATTCCATTTTATAAATTGGTCTATCTCCTTGGGGGTAAACCCCTAATACAGATTGCTTCACACCATCAGACCCTATTACCTCATCCCCAACCTTTACATTTTTCATAATTTTCCACCCATTAGGGGTTAATATTGGCTCAGATAATGGCTGTGCTTTCCCTATGCCAGTCGGAGCCAACAATAACGCCATTTCTCCCTTCGCAATTCCACCTTTAAGAAGATTATCAATTCCAGTCACCCCAGTTGGATATGGAACCCTAGAATCTTCCTCTAGTGACTCTAAAACATTATCTCCGATATCTTGTATGTCATCAGACGTTACCCCAACTTGTAATGCCAATTGGATCTTTCCTTCGATTTTATCATATTCTTCGAAATCACCATTAGCCATTATATCTTCAGAATCCTTTAGAGCCTTCTTTAAAACCTGTTGTCTACAAAAATTTAAAGATGTTTTTTTAACATATAATCCCTCATCTTCAACTTCCTTATCCTTAATGGCAGTTAAAGTATCAATATGTATTTTACAAGTTGTCTCAGAATTTTCTGCTAAGATTTTCTGGGTTAATGTTTCATAATTAGGGACGATCCCTATAGTTTCATAAAGTTCTTTGATATTCTGCATTAGATATTTGAAGTAAGGGCCGTCAAAGTACTTACTATCCATAACATCTATAATGGTAACTGCGAATTTTTTATCTTCGATGATGGCCTTGAGTAACGACTGTTGAAAAGTCGTACCCAAATGTCCAAAATTTTTCTCGTTCATATATTTTCGCTCCTATCTTATAACTCATATTGTAAGTAAGTAGTATTAAGCTCGGTAGATGATAAAATGTCTGTTAAATCACCAAGAATATTCCTTACTTTAGGTCTAATATCTACAGCATATCTTGCTTTTGGATGATAAACATGTGCTGGAAAACTCCTAGAAATAAATACTCTTTCACCCAATTTTATTTTCAATAAAAAGTATTCTTCATTTAGGTTAGCTCGCTCATCTGCACGTTGAGAATCGGAGATATAATCGTGGTTATCACCCATATAATCCAATGTTTTCATTTTTAAATCTTCAGCAATTTCTTCACAAATTTCTGTAATTTTTTCGTAAAGATCCAAAGAATTTTTCGATACAGGATTATAATGACTCACGTTGAAAAATCTTTGAATTACAATATTTTTCTCAAGGGTTAAAATAAACTCGAATTTTGTTATGTCTTGATTTTGCATAATCTTAATTTTTTAGGAATTTTAATTGTTTTTTCTTGTTCTTTTCTTTTCTCGTTAATTTCAAAAATGGATTAAGAAATTTAATCCATGCATCATCCGATTTAGGCAAAACGTTGAACAAGCCGTCTTCCATCATCATCTTCATTGTGTTTTTGTATGACCTTCCTTCGGGGTCTAGATTCTCGTTAATAATTTCATATATACCTTCTCTCGCCTCATCTGTTAAAAATGGGGTATCTAAACTCACAATGGTATTGTTAATGTCAAAAAATTCTTCACCAAAAACGCCATATTTTGTAACCCCGGTTATTAAATTTTTTACAATCTTACTGTCTTTGTCCTGTTCGAACAAAAAATTTGTTTTGTATCGTATGTAATCTAAAGTAAGGGGTTGGGTGGTAATTTCAGGAAATAAACCTTTTAGGGTTTTAATCCCCATTCCTTTTATTCCCGCAATATCATCAGAATAGTCCCCACATATCATCTTGACCAAGGCAATATTTTCAATTAACACCTCTTCTTTGTTATAAACAAAACTATCTTTTGGCCCGTATAATTTCCTATGTTGGGGGTTATATAGTTGTACCTTTTCGTTAACGAGCTGAGCTAAATCACCGTCGGAAGAAAAAATAATCTTCTTCTCATCTGGAGTATTTTGGCAATAATAAGCTAATCCATCATCAGCCTCACAACCATGAAACTCGCCCTGGCGGACATATACTTCTTCTAAATATTGTTTAATTCTATTGCGTTGGTAGTCATATGATGCGACTTCATATTCTGTTTTGGTTCTGCCCTTAGTGTCTCTTGACTCTTTATAGTGACTATATATTTTCTTCCGGGCTTGAGACCCATCTTCACCGTCCCAAAAGACAACTATCTTATCTAAGTGATAATTCTCAAAGGATAAACGGAGGGTATTGAGGAAATGGAATATTCCCCCAATATGTTATCCCTTGTAAAAGTAATTTTTAACCCCGTAAAAACCAATTGTTAACAGATTATCTCCGTCAACTAAGAAGGTCGTCATTTTTTTTTATTTATTGATTCGTATTCTTGTTTTCTAATTGTCGAATAAATTCGTCCAATTGTTTCTGGCTCTCTGCTCGCCTACCAAATTTCAACGCCTTTAAAATATCTACTAATGGAAATTTTACTGGCCGATTTATCGGGGTTACCCCAGTTTCATCCCGAAACCCAAATAGACTATCATATAATTCATCCTCTAGGTCATCTAAATCACCCACTGTGGGGAGTTTACCATCCTGGTAAAATTTAGATGCCTTCTTCAGTATGTCATGAATGACACTTCGTTCAGTTTCTCCTACTTCCATATTAATCTCCTGATTCCATTATTACTTCAACATCACTATCCAATGGGTTAACCCCTAGATTTTTTGTGATGTAATCTGCTGCGGACACCTTATATTCTTCAATAGATTTCTTTTCGGTGGCTGTGTCCCGACCCTTCATAAATCCATGGGCGGTTACCAAAACTCTTCCATCTTCATATCCCAAACCATTTACGTGGTTTTTCATCACACTAACTTTAGTTCTGGTTGCAATTTTCACTTTTCTACCATCTTTTGTAAATGATATCTTAGTAATACCCGCATTTTTTTGATTTCCAAATAAGAAAACCAAGGTTGAATTAAGCCATATTGACTCACCACCTTTAGCTTTAATTTTCGGTTGACTGTACGGATTGTCTGCAATTTCAACCCAAGGTTGATTAGCAATCACTAATGTATTGGTATATTTCTTATCCATTCTCCTTGAACCTGTAATTCTCTGGTTCAACCCCATTCCAATTTTGTCAGCTAATGTGGCTGCGTTATGCTGTTTCCCACCTTTACCTTCAAATGTCATTTTACATGGCACAGACCCCACAGAATCCCATAAAAAACACAAATCATAATCTAAATCACCCTTAGCTTGTGCATCTAGTAATTCATTCGCGTAATCTGTAATTTGTTCAATATATTCAAAATGATTGTTAAAAAGAAAAAAACCATCCCATAACGAACCACCTTCTTTATCTACTATTTTTTCACATTCAAAACCCATAAGCTTGGCGTGATCAAAAGTCCATTTTTGTTCTGTAATTAAAAACACAGGTAAAATTCCCTTTTTCTGAGCATCCATCGCTGTATTAATTAACGCCGTGGTGTTATGCGTAACAATATAATCATCCGTGATATATAAACAATCAGAATTACTAACTTTAATACATTGACACTCTTCCATTCCAATATATTCGATTTTACTAATAAAACGACTAATTTCTTTTCTATTAGGATTTAATTTAGATGATTTTCTTTCTATACCAAACGAATTAAATCTTTGGGGTAATCTTACCCTAACACAATAGGATCTTTTACCTTCTTTAATAATCCCCTTATATTTATATTTTGGTATTTTATTCGTTGATGTGGATCTCCCCCCTAAACTTCTAACTAATTCAATAACATTATCTTTTAATTCAGATGATGATGTACTAAATTCAGCGTTACCGTATCGATTACAATGTCCATCCGTATCCATTAACCCATGTAAAAGACTTAACCTTTCCTCAATACTCGACCCATAAAGATATGAGGTGGGGATGAACTTATCAATGGACGTTCTTCCACTTAATCCTAATTTGTATAATTCTTTTTTTGTTTCGTTTGTGATAGAAATAGATTGAATCGTTCTATTTATAGTGTTAACTTCTCTCTCATATGTTGATACGTTACTAAAATGAGGGGTTTCTAAAATAGATTCAACGATTTCATCATCTTTTGTTGTTATTCTAACAATATCACCATTCTTTCCGATATGCCCATCACCTAATATACATCCTAAAACATAAGGATCAACAGGTAATTTAACATCACCATCATAATTTATGGGATTTGAAACTGGAATTTTAAAATTTTTCCTACCAAATGTTTTATGATTTTTAATTTTTGATATAATATCGTTTAAGCTCATCACTTCAAATGAATTATCTGGGTGATGCCTTTTAATACCATTTTCGTCACGTTTACGTTTATTTCTATTTCGAAATCCGTTTACTGACCACAAATGGTCAATATCACAATATGTTACACCGCCGTCGTCTGTTGTTATTTTGTAAACAGGTCTTTCTCCTTGGGGATAAATCCCAATAATAGATTGTTTTTCACCATCTTTACCGAAAATTTCATCACCTAATTTAATGTCTCCCATTTTTACCCATCCATTTGGCGTTAAAATGTTAGATCTAAGAGGTTGGGATTTTCCAGTGTCCGAATGACCAAGTAACATATTTAAATGTCCCATCGCAGGGCCAGGTACTCCACAAGCATCTAAAAACGCATCGCCCAAATCAAAAAACCTATCAGGTTTAAATGACGCTTCTTGAGAGAATTTTGCTTTGATACTTTTAAAATCTTTTTTTTTAATGGCCATATATTTTTTGTTAACTATTCTCTTATTAAATTACCGATATTCACCCGATTTAAAATTGGATCTGGTGAATATCGGTAAATTTGGTATTAAAATGGTAAATCTTCTTCACCATCATCATCCGCTTGTGGGTCTTCTACAGGCGAGGTTGTTTTGGCAGCATCTGATACAGGGGTTTTAACCGCTTCTGATGGTTCTGCTGATGTTACCTTATCGGTTGAAGTATCCTTATCGGTTGACCCAGCGATAGTTTCTTCTGAAGATGCTCCAGATACCCATCCTTTTTTGTCATTATCCCATTTTGGGGTTTCACCATTAGCCACCATTTCAAGATAATCTTCAGATTTCTTGGCATAAACATCAGACCACACCAATTCATCATTTATCCATTTTTCCGCAGTTTCTTTATCTGTGTGTAATGGGCCAGGATCTTCCTGAATTACTGAACTGATTGATGTGTAATCATTACCATTATTACCTTTTAATAATGTTAAAGAAAGGATGAGGTCTCTACCTGTTACCGGATCGGTGATGTCACCTTTACTACGGAAAATAGGCCAGATTTTATCAAGAATACCATCCTGTTTGGAATTGTGTTTGAATCTCCAGAATTTTGCTCCGTCTGCTTCATTCTCCCTATCTATAACTTTTACGATATAGAATTTGCGAGCCCGGTATGCTCGTGACAAAACATTATCTTCTTCTCTCCCTGTGGCTTCAAGACTATCTTTAACCTCATTTAATGGAGATCGTTTACCATCTTGTTTTGGATCCCATAATTTGACCCATTTCCCATCCACCTGAATTTCGTGGAAATAGACTTCAACAAACGGGCTCCCCCCATCTGCTGCTGGTAAAATGCGTACTCGTTTTTCACCTGACGATACACCTTTCGGTAGAAAAGTCGTGAAATACTTCTTCATTCTTTCTTCTTGATTCTGAAATTTGTTGCCGCTTGCGGCTTTGTTCTTTTCGTACTGTGCTTGTACGGCTTCGAATGTTCCCATAATGTTTAAAATTTAATGTTTGTTTATAAAACGTAGTTATTGTGTGTGATAAAATATAAATAAAAAAAGCGTGATAACAAAATCACACTTCAATTATTTTTAATATATCCGTAAAAAAAATTCTTTTTCATCTTATGTTTGGGCCCCGCCCTATTGTTATTGTTGCCGTATACGGCTAATTGTACTAATATTAATAATTATCGTCCACTGCAGGATTAAATGACTTCATCATATCATATTTCCCGTAATTCTCTACATCACCCTTTGTCAACACATACTCATTTTTACCCGACTTCTTCATTTCATCTTGTTTTTCATGAAAAAACTCATCAGGTTTCTTATTAAAAGGATATGAGTCTAGTGACCTCATTTCAAGTTTTTCAACAGGTGTCGGAGGTGTGATATTTTGTATTTCTCCACCTAATTCGTCAATCTTCGCCAAAACACTATCCATTTCACCTAATTTACCTTCTAATTCACCCAATTTTGAGAAAATGTCGTCCATTTTCTGAAGTTCATCCTGATTTTGCTGTTGAGGTTCATCCATTTGTTTTTTAACATCTTTTACCATATTAACCAAATCGGTGATATCAATTTCTTCAGTTGTGTCATCTGCTGATGTGTCACCTTCTATACTCGCTAACGGATCTTCCTCACCCTCTAAACCACCTTCGGGTGGTAAATCTTCAACTGGTGGTGGTATTTCACCTCCACCTGGGGACGGTGGTAATGCATTTGGGTCTGCAATTGGCGGGGCTGCGTTAGGATCCGCTGGTGGTGGGGCGGGAGCCGTTTGTTCAGTAATGAAACTTTCCGTGTATTTGTTTATCTCTTGAAACCTCCCAAGTCCCATATCGGTGTCTGTCTTTTTCATAATTAATCCTGTAATAATTGTCTACCGTCTTCGATAATATATTTTTTATTAATTCGTTCAACTAAACCGTCTTTTGTTCTTATAACATAACATTCTCCAGTCTCGCGATCACATACAGTCTGCTCTTTTCCATCTTCTGAAACATCCTTTACAATAGTATCGCCCAAAAAGGTGTCTAATACTTTACTTGTGTCTTCCATTGAGTGTATTTTATTATAAATATCAGGAAAATTGTTAATTTCACTATGTCATTCTGAAATACGCAACTTGCCCATCTTTTACCGCTAACCTTTTCATTAAATTAATGGATAAACCAAGACCATACCCACTAAGTGATGGCCCTATATTAATTGGGCCTGTATATACGTCACCAAGAAAATTACTTCTATTTTCTACTATAACAATTTCACATTTATATTCACCCGTAAGTCGTGGGTTAAAAAATTCTGTTACGCTATGATTATGATGAATATTATCTGGAGTTATATTAATTGAAGGTGTTGGGGCATTTACAATAAAATTAGCTGAATAAAATGGGTAAGAAGAAGACCGATCTCGAACGTCAGACCATTTTACATTTCTAACATAACCATCAGTCCCATATGTTAGGTTTGATACAATATTCATAACCGTATCACCATCAATTTGATAATTTGGCCCTCCCATTGTAAGTACCACGGCACGTAACCACTCAGTATCTTTTGTTTTTCTGTAATTTGATTTTAGTGAGCGATATCTTACCAATTGAGTGTCTAACTGATCCATATATCCATTATATGGTATACCATATGATGTCATACTAGTTTTTTTAACTATTTTCTCATCCTTAATTTTAATGGCACCAGGATCAGTGGTGTATGCTTCACCATCGGCATTTACTAAGGTCATTGCCGTACTACTTGTGTTTCCTGATAACAACGATCTATTCTCAGCCGCAACCTGAACTGTTGCTTTTCTTACTAACCTATCAAACAATGGTCGATAACTCGCTAAAAATGAGTCAGACGGATCTGGCAACGAAGCCTGTGGAATTCTTGTACCCTTAAATGAAGTTTCAGCGCCTGTTGTTTTAATATTATGTGTAACTTCAGTAATCAGATATGAACCTCTAAACAATGGGATATTTTTAATATAGAAATACATTGTTGGTTGAATCATCATATTACCCATGGCAGTCACCGTACATTGGTATGATGATTGTCTATATACATTAAACAATCCAATATCAATCTGTGAGGTACTTGACCCCGTTTCATTTCGGCCAAGTCTTTCTAACACCTCAAAAGATTCGGACGTGTTCTTTAATGTTGCCTGATCCAATTCCACCCCTTTAAAGATAGACTGATTCTGGTCACCGAAACTTACCTCAAAAGCAACAACCTTATTCGATTTAGTAAAATCGGTTTTAGTAAAAACATCTGGCGACACAATAATTGGATTGTTATTCACATTTCCAATATCAAACCCGTCATTCTTATATTTTTGTTTCTTATCAATATCCACCAACTCAAGATGTTTAGATGTTGGACCCGTATACTGTAAAATAACCTTTGGGGAGGAATCTTGGTGATCAACCTCCAAAAATGCTCCAAACATTGACTGAGCCACATTCTTTGATGGCATCGTCTTCAACGAATTCGTAAAATCAGACCCATAAAAATTAACATACGCTGGTAAGGCTCTAATATCAAATCCCGAATCCTGAACTAATAAACTAATCAAACTAAATAAATTAATTTTCCGATTTCCAGACTCACCTAACCTAGTAAGCCTCTGCATGTCAATAAAAACCTCGTTCCCAATATCCCTATTCGCTTTATCTAAAAACAAAAACTCTTCCATTAATGTTCTTTGTCCAATTGAATTCCCTGCAGTCCATTTATCATTAAAGGATTTAAAATAGTTATATAATTCTAATTTAATTGGATCATCATTATAACCCCTTTGAGATGTTGCCCTTTCCACAATTGATGCGGGTTC